TTCATTAAATCTTATGTTCGCTGATTGGGCGAACAGAGGACTTAATATGTGGACAGTGAACCAAGCCACGATATCCGTGGTTTCTGGTACAGCGACTTATACATTATCTAGCGATTATGTTGATCTCTTAGAAGTTGTTTTAAGAAATAGTAGTAATGTTGACTTTACATTGACTCAGATGAGCCGTGGTGAATATTTAACTATTCCAAACAAAGGTAATACTGGTCAACCAAGTCAGTATTTTTTCGATAGACAAGTAACACCAACGATTACTCTTTGGTCTACTCCAGATGCTTCTTATACACTCGTCTATTATTATGTAAGAAGAATACAAGATGCAGATGCTTTAGTGAATACAACAGATGCACCTTTTAGATTTTTACCATGTATGGTTGCAGGACTTGCTTACTATATAGCAATTAAAAGAGCACCAGAAAGAATACAGATTTTAAAAACATTGTATGAAGAAGAGTTTCAAAGAGCCGCTTCAGAAGATGCAAACAGTACACCACTTAAATTAACACCAAATATTTCATACTTGAGGTACTAATGGCTAGGTACGCAAGTGGCAAGAAAGCATGGGGTTATTCAGACCGATCTGGTTTCCGTTATCGTCTTCGTGATATGATAAAAGAATGGAATGGTCTTAAAGTAGGCATAGATGAGTATGAGCCTAAACATCCACAATTAGAACCTAATCATCCAGGACCAGATCCAACTGCATTATATCAACCAAGAAGTGATTCAAGGTCAGAAGTGACCGTAGAAAGGTTGTTAACATTAAATCCTTTTTTATCTGGTTCTTCTGGAAGTGCAGTCATCACAGTTATTGAAAAAAGTCACGGCAGATCAACAAGTGATACAGTTCGTTTTAGAGATGCAGAGGCGTTTGATGGGTTCACAGCAGCAGTTCTAAATAGTGCTTCTGGTTACTCTATTACAAAAGTGAACGATGATACATATACCTTTACTGCAAGTAGTGGAACTGCTACAACTGGAAGTCTTAGAGGTGGTGGGAGCAGAGCTACATCTGGTCCAGTCACATTGGAGAAATAAATGAGTTTTACATACGCACAATTAAAAACAGCAATACAAGATTACACAGATAATAGTGAAACCACTTTTGTTAATCATTTGGATGATTTTATACAAGCAGCTGAGGAAAAAATATTAAAATCTGTTGATTTAGATTATTTTAGAAAAAATGTAACAAGTGCACTGACTTCATCTGATCAGTATTTAACAGTGCCTACAGATTATTTAGCATCATTTTCATTGCAAATTACAACGTCTGGTTCAGAAAGTTTTCTTCTACAAAAGGATGTGAACTTTTTAAGAGAGTATACACCTGCTGCTTCGACAACTGGATTACCTAAATATTACGCAAGATTTGATGAAAACAATTTTATATTAGCACCTACACCAGATAGTGCATATACAATTGAATTACATTATTTTTACAGACCTGCAAGTTTGACCGCAGGTGCAGATGGTGGTACAACTTGGTTAAGTACAAATGCACCATATGCTTTACTTTACGGATCACTCATAGAAGCGTATACTTTTATGAAAGGTGAACCAGATGTAATACAAAATTATAATGGTTTGTACATGCAGTATTTAGAGAGAGTTAAAGATCTTGGAGAAGCAAGAGAAAACACAGATGGATACAGAGTTGGTCTACCATCAAGACCGAGAACATAGGAGTAGAAAATGGCAACAGCAAATGCAGCAACCACCTTTTTAGAAAATAGACTATTAAGTTTAATTTTTAAAAACAACGCAGCCTCATTTAGCACACCTGGAGATAGTATATATGTTGGATTAGCAACGGCAGTATCTAATTTTAACGACTCAACTGGAGAGTCTGGTGACCCAACAATAACAGAAGCTACTTTTACAGGCTATGAAAGAAAAAACGTCACAGCAGCTAATTGGACACTAACTGCTGAGTCAGCAGATACTCAAACAATAAAAAATTCTGGAAATATAGAATTTGATCCGTCTACTAGTGTATCATCTGAAACAATAACTCATGTTTTTATATCAACAGTGGCAACTGGTACTGGTTTAGATGTTGTAGGTTCTGGTGGTAATGTTTTATTTATAGGTGCACTTGATGCAAGTAAAACAATAGCCACTGGTGATATATTTAGAATTAACGCAAACAATTTAACAATAGAGCTTAAATAATGGCATTAGTGTTAAACGACAGAGTAAAAGAAACAACAACCACAACTGGCACTGGTACATTTACTTTAGCTGGTGCGGTAACTGGGTTTGAAACTTTTGGCACTGGCATTGGTAATTCTAATACAACATATTATGCGGTAACGCTACCCGGATCAGCGGAGTTTGAGGTTGGTCTAGGCACATTAAGTAGTGACTCTTCTACACTTGCAAGAACTACAGTTATTAGTAGTTCCAATAGTGACAGTGCTGTTAATTTTAGTGCAGGAACTAAAACTATATTTTGTACACTTCCTGCTGCAAAAGCCGTGTTTAAAGATGCAAGTGATAACATCAACGGAACCTTTGTTGGAAATATAACTGGTAACGTAACTGGAAACACTTCTGGTACAGCCGCAACAGTAACAGGTGCAGCTCAAACAAACATTACATCTTTAGGTACGCTTACTGGATTAACAATAGATGGAGATACAACATTTACTGGTACAAGTGGAAACATAGTATTTGATAAATCAGATGATGCACTTGAGTTTGCAGATAATGTAAAGGCAGTTTTTGGAACTGGTGGTGATTTAGAAATAAGTCATAACGGATCTCATAGTATTATTAAAGATAACGGAGTTGGTGCTTTAGAGTTACGAGGATCTTCAGTAAAAATTAGAAATGTAGCTGGAACTAAAGACGGAATTATTGCCAATCAAGGTGGTGCAGTAGAACTTTACCACAACAATGTCAAAAAAGTTGAAACCACATCTGATGGTGCAACAGTTACTGGTGATGTAACGCTTACATCTACAGATGATGGTGCTAGTGACGGACCTATTTTAAATTTATTTAGGAACAGTGCTTCTCCAGCAGTTAATGATCAAATTGGAGAGGTTAGATTTTTAGGTAAAAATGATGCAGGGCAAGATGTTGAGTATGGCAGTATTAGTTCTAGTTTAATTGATGCTACAGATGGTTCTGAAGATTCAAGAACTGAAATAAGAGGTATGGTAGATGGTGCAGATACAACATATTATCAAGCTAAATTTGGATTAAATTCATTTAATCAAAATGTCAAATTAGCACCAAATATTGATATTATTTATGAAGGTGCAACAGACAATGCAAATGAAACAACACTGACAGTAGTAGACCCAACAGCAGATAGAACAATTACATTTCCTGATTCTACTGGAACTGTGGCTTTAACATCTGATATTCCTAGTTCTGGTATATCAAGTGGCAATGTAGCTACTTTTACATCTGGTGTTGCAGACAACGACTTTTTAAGGATAGATGGAACATCTGTTGAAGGCAGAAGTGCATCTGAAGTACGCAGTGATATTTCTGCAATAACATTAACAGAGGCATCAGACGAGGCAACAGCTTTAGCAATAGCGTTAGGATAATATTATGGCAAATACATTTAAAGTAATCACAAGAGATGTGATGTCAGCAAGTGCAAACACTGATGAAACACTTTATACAACACAATCTGGAAGCACTGTGGTAATCATAGGAATGACTATAGCCAATGTGCATACGGCACAAGTTACTGCTACAGTAAAGCTTACATCTACTACAACACAAACCAATCAAACACAAAATACCACTGCACATATTGTAAAAGATATACCAATCCCAGTAGGATCAACTGTTGAAATTATGGCTGGAAATAAAATAATATTAAACGCAGGTGACATTATTAAGGTCGCTTGTTCAGTAGCCGATAAAGTATCAGTGATTATGAGTTATATGGAGATTACCTAATGCCCTATATTGGAACCTCTCCTTCAAATGGTGTAAGAAGAGTACACACATATACTGCTACAGCAAGTCAGACAGATTTTAGTGGTAATACTAATGCAGAGGGTATAACTTTAAGTTATAAAGACTCAACTTTTGTTGATGTTTTTCAAAACGGAGTTCTATTAGGTTCGGCAGATTATACTGCAACAAATGGCACAACTATTGTTTTAACACAAGCTGCATCAGTTGATGATTTAGTTGTCGTTATAGCCTACGATGTTTTTAGTGTAGCAGATACAGTTAGTAAAGCAGATGGCGGTACGTTTGATGGTGCTGTAACTGTTAGTGGTGCATTTACTTCACAAGGGATTGACGATAATGCTGATGCAAATGCTATAACAATTGATAGTTCAGAGCAAGTAGGTATAGGGACTACAAGTCCTGCTGATAAACTTCATATTTCTAAGGGAAGTTCTGGAATATCATCATTTGCAACTAATACTCAGGTAATTATGGAAGATGATGGAAACGTAGCACTTCAATTAGCATCACCAAATACTGCAACTCAGCAAATTCTTTTTAGTGACCCAGAAAGCAATGTAGCAGGTAAAATACAGTATTCTCATGCTAGTAATGAATTGACATTTTCTACTCTTGAAGCTGAACGTATGCGTCTGTTTAGTAATGGCTCTGTAAGTATTGGAAAAACTAATACAGCTGTTGCAGGTGCAGGACAAGTTTTTAACAGTCTTGGAGCAGCTTTTTTTACTAGAGCCAGTGGTCTAGTAGGGGTTTATAATAGAGAAACAGATGATGGAACTCTTGTTTCTTTAAGAAAAGACAATTCAGAAAAAGGTACAATAAGTGTTAGTGGTGCTATAGTATCTTACAATGCTTTTAGTGGTTCGCATTGGTCAAGGCTTACAGATAATTCTAAACCAACTATTTTAAGAGGAACTGTCATAGAAACAATCGATGAAATGTGCGATTGGTATCAAGTTCAATTTACAGTTGAGCCTACTGATGGAACAAGTAGTTATGTTGAAAAAGTAAACATTGCTTTACCAGATGGTGCAAGTGTTGGTGATACTATTTCATATACACATGAGGGCATTACTTATGATGATGCTGTAATTGTTAAAGAAGGTGATGAAAAGCATACTAAGTGCAAAATATCTGATACAGAGGATTCTACTAGAGTTTATGGTGTCTTTATGGATTGGGATAATGACGATGATGCAGTCAATGATATGTATGTTATGGCAGTAGGTACTGGTGTTGTAAGAGTATCAAGTGGAGAAACTGTAAATGCTGGTGATTTACTTTCATCTAAAGGTGATGGCACAGCTAAAGTTCAAAGTGATGATATAGTTAGAAGCAAAACTATAGGTAAAGTTTTAACAAACATAAAGCAAGAAACATATGATGATGGAAGTTATACTGTTCCTTGTGCATTATATTGTGGGTGATTAGATGGCATTAACTAAAGTAAATACTGGTGGTATTGCAGCAGATGCAGTTGATAACACCATACTAAAATTAGATGAGAACTTTGATTTTACTGGAAGTAATACGTTCAGTGGAGCTACTAGGAGTTCAGTAGGTCAGTCTATAGTTCCTGAGTTTATTGATAATATATTTTTAGCTAGTAATACAGCAAGTTCAGTTGAGTTACAAAATTGTTTTTCCACAACATATTCTGTTTATAGATTAATAGGGGTTGTTGGTGGAAGATTTGCAGGTGAATCAAATGTAAGATTTACGTTTTTAACTGGGACAAATACTGCCGAAACACAAGGTCAATATGGTGTTATACGAAGCCATGATGATGCAAGTACATCTAGTTATGCTTCTCATGTAAATCAAGCTTTCGCAAGTATAATTAGAAATCAATCTTCAACTGGATTTTCTGTAGTTGATATGCACATTTATATGCAAGCAACAGCAGTTCAAATTCTTGGAATGAGTGGATATCATGATCAAAGTAGTGATAGAGGCGTGAGTGTTTTTGGTTATAAAAGCAATCAATCTGCTGCTAGAACTGGTTTTAAGATAAGTGCAAATGTAGCAGGTAATCTAAGTGCTGTAAATTTTTCCGTATACGGAATTAGAATCAGACAGAACGCAACCACAAAAATGGATGGGAGTTACAGTTAATGTCTTATTCTGTAGATAATGAAACTAAAATAGCAACATATAATGGCGTTGAGTACAGTCCAAAATATGTTAAAATAGTAGGATCTGAACCAACTTTGGTCGCATTGACTGAAGAAGAATGTCAGGAAGAAAAGAAAAAAACAGATGAAATTCCAATCTATGAATTAGAAAGATTGAGAGAAAAAAGAAACGCTTTATTAGCTGAAACAGATTGGATGGCTAACTCAGATGTTACTATGTCTACTGCTTGGAGAAATTATAGACAAGCATTACGAGATATAACAAATAATTATCAATCAATGGAAGATGAAGGTTTTTCATTTCCAGAGAAGCCAACGGAGTAAACGATGCCATACATAGGAAACGCAGCAGTAAATAGATTTGTAGCAAGCAAGGCAGCTACACAATTTTCTGGGGATGGCTCTGAAACTCAGTTTACATTAGACCATTCAGTAAGCTCTGATGAGGATATACTTGTATCTGTAGATGGTGTTATACAAGAGCCGTCTGTAGCTTATTCTGTAAGTGGTACTACACTTACATTTACTGCTGCACCATCAAGTAATGCAGGAAATAACATATTTGTTTATTACTTGTTTAGAACAGTCGGCACAGTAAGCCATCCTAGTACTAATTCTTTGGAAGCTACTAGTGGCACGTTCACAGGTGCGTTTACTTCACTTGGAATAGATGATAATGCTGATTCAAATGCAATTACTATAACAAATGATGAAAAAGTTGGTATTGGAACTACAACACCAAATAGAAGACTAGTTGTTGGTGGTCAAGCTGAAATGTCTATACAAAACAATGATATGTCAGCTAATAGAAGAAATTTTAATTTTTTCTTAACTGGTGACAAAGGTCATATGAGGATTCTTAATGATGCTGGTACTGCTGGTGGAACATCAGTAAGTATAGATAACGATGGAATAATGGATGGTGCTTGTTTTACAGGCGATTATGGAACTTGTTTTGGCATGCTTGACAGCTCAACTATTGGGGATAGTAATATTCCATACAATTCTTATGGAACACCTAATAGCACTTATTATCGTTGGGTATTACCAAAAGCTGGAACATATCTATTATCTTCAAACATGAGAATAAGAATGTGGGGAGTGTTTGGATTTATAAAAGCAAGGCTATATAACAACACAACATCTACTGCTATTGAGGGCGGTAATTTAACTGGTACAACTTTGGGAAACCAAGCACACATACGAATGTTGTTAGAAAATTCCTCAGCAAACAATGCAGAATATTTAAATGTTAATATTACTGCTAACTATATGATTACTACCACAGCAGATAATCAAGATATACATCATCAACTTAATTCAACAGACAATTCAACAAACACAAGTTTACAATCAGATTCTAATGGTAGAAATATTCATTGGTGGCAAAGGATAGGATAATGACAGAAAACAGAATTACATTTTTAACAGCTGTAGGAGAACTGCATACGACTGGCAGATTTATGATGAGCATGCCTCATAATGGCAGACTTACAGAATCAGAATACAATAATTGTTATATGGAAATAACTGGAACAACAGAAGATGAAACCATAATTACTTCAAATAATGTATCAGATTTTACTGTTACATATGCAGAGGCATTAGCTAAGTATGAAGAGTTAATGGAAGAGGGGTAAATGACAAAAGCAGCAGACATGGCAAATATGTTGTCAAATGGTGTTGGCACACAAACTGGTACTATTATGACATGGAGCAATTCAACTTTACCAAGTGGATTTTTAGAATGTAATGGTGCAAATGTTTCAAGAACTACATATGCAGATTTGTTTGCGGTTATAGGCACAGACTATGGCTCAGGTGATGGATCATCTACATTTACTTTACCTGATTTACAAGATAAAGTTCATGTTGGTTCAAGTAGCGGTAAAGCAGTAGCGTCTACTGGTGGTGCTGAAAGTGTTACACCAGCTGGTTCTGTTACAGTAAATAATCATACTCTTTCAACTGCACAAATTCCCTCACATCAACATGGTGTTTATCTTCATGCTGGATATCATGGCGGCACTACAAATGGTGCTGGTGGACCTGATAGTTTTACCAGAGTTCATGGTGGAATCACTAACGTTGCTGGTGGTACTACTGGTCATAATCATGGAGGTTCTTTTAGTGGTAGTTCTATGTCTGTTTTACAGCCTTACATAGCAATGAAATTTATGATAAAGACATAAGGTGATAATATGAAGATTTCAGTAGTTGTAGATGATAAAATTATAGTTAAAGACGGATTAGTGGAAACTGTAAATGATGATGCTTTCTGGTCTACATATAGTGCAGTTCATGCCTTTCAAATAGATACAGATGGCGAAAGTATTACGGAAAACAAAGATGGAACTCAAGCTACAACAACACAAAGTATTATTACAAAATTATCTAATAAATTTGATTCAACAAAAACAGCTAGAGAAACAGCAGAACAAACAACATTAGATAATTATCTTAATTCTTGGGAAAGAGTTAGAGCAGAAAGAGATAATTTATTAAAAGATACTGATAAGTATTTATTATCAGATTATCCAATAACAGATTCGAATAAAACATCAATCGAAACTTACAGAACTTCGTTAAGAAATATACCCACTACATATTCAGATGAAGAACCTAGAAATATTACATTTGCCGACAATGGAAATGTAAGTGTTGATGGTTCTGTTGTTATAACAATGCCTAGTTTTTAAGGAGAATATGATATGCTTGGTGCATCTACATTTGCTGAAGCCACTTTTGCAGGCACAGTAGGAGTTGTACAAGCTGCTACATCAGAAATGAGTGGTCTTGCCTCTAGCTCAAATATAGGATCTGGAATACTTGTTGGTGTTTCATCAATAAATGGCAACTTCACTCAGACAACAGCAGGAATATACATTACTGGTAGCGTTAATGCAGAGGTGTCCTCTAATTTTATAGAAACATCAATAGGAAGAAGAGTAAAAGAAGCCACGAGTGAACAAACTGGAGAGTTTGCACAAACGACAAATAGTATTAAGATAGCATCAGGAATATCTTCACAAAATTTAAATTTTACAAAAACTTCTTCTGGAGATATACTGTATATAGCTATTGTGCCAGAGGCTAACGAGTCGTATAATACGATAACACCGAGTGGTGCAGAAACATGGACAGAAATAACACCAAGTGGTGCAGAAACTTGGACAGAAATAGACGCATGAGGAAATAAATGGCATCAACATATACAAGTAATACGGGAATAGAAAAAATTGGTTCTGGAGAACAAGCTGGAACTTGGGGTAATACTACCAATACAAATTTTGATATTATTGATAGAACTCTAAATGGAGTTGTAACTCTAACAATAAGTGGCAACACTACTTTAACAACAAGTGACGGAACTTTATCTGATGGTCACTACAAAGTTTTAGTTCTATCTGGAACTCCATCTGGTGCGTTTAATTTAACTATAGATCCTAATGACCAACAAAAATGGTTTTTTGTAAAAAATTCAACTAATCAAACTGCTACAATAAAACAAGGCGGTGGATCAGGAACCACAGTAGCTTTAGCCACTAACACTTCTGGTATAATCTATGCCGATGGAACTGGTTCAAATGCAAATGTAGCCGCAGTTCCTACAGATTTAGTAGGAGACACAACACCTCAACTTGGTGGTGATTTAGATACTAATGGTAATGCCATTTTATTTGGATCTAGTAAATGGTCTATTGAACTAGATACTGGAGATAATGATTTACTTTTTAAATATAATGGGACAACAGTTTTTAAACTTGCATCAACTGGTGCAGTAACATCAGCTAATAATATAACAGCATTTGGAAGTCCATAATGGCAGCATTACAGGCATCTGGAGCTATCTCGTTCCAAGATATTGAGGAGCATTATAATCCAGGATCAAATCTGCCGAGTCGAGCTTTAACAGAGTTCTATCTTGGAGGTTCATTAGTTCGTGCTAATGCTAGTAATAATTCTGCTACAAATTTATCAGCAGGAGTTCCTACTTCTGGAGCTATATCCTTTAATGATTTTTATAGTAAAGAAAGAGCATTTAGAAAAACATATTCATCTACTGCTACAAATCAAAGTGCAGATTCTGTTTTTGGTGATGACTTTGAAGTAGATTATCCAAAACAAATTGTTATTGACGCATCTCAGACAGTAGGTGCAACAAGCACATCCAACGCTGCTTTAACCATAGAAAGCAATGGTGTTGGGTCTATCACTATAACAAATAATGGAAGTATAGAAGGTGCGGGTGGTGCGGCTGGATCAGCAGGTGGTAATGCTCTTGAGGTTGAAGGAAGTGTTGCAGTCACACTAGTTAATAATGGTACAATCAAAGCTGGTGGAGGCGGTGGTGGTGCTGGAGGCACTGGTGGTAAAGGTGTTTACACAGCCAACGCAACATTTTCAAGTTTAGTAGATCAAGGTGGTGGTGGAACATCTACTCCAGAAAATAACTC